CAACTAGACCCAACTTAAGAAGCATATCTAATTTTACGTCTACAGATTCTTCAGAAGTTTTCTTCTTCTTTTTCTTTGCTTCTACTAGGATTGATTCACTCAAAGCAGTTGCTGCTGTATCTCTTGAGATAAGACTAGCTAGATTCTTATTAGATAAGATAATATCTAACATATCTAAACAGAAGTCAATAATTGCTCTCTGATCTAATTCTGTCTTAATTGCTTCTTCGTCTTCACCTGATTCAAGATAAGCCTTAATAGCATTATAGACTCTATTTTGATCTGCAGTTTTATTTGCGAACTTATTAATTAATCTTGGACGAATAATTGTTCTTAATACAGCAATCTTTTTCTTTGCTTCTGGACTAACTTCTTTTGGTTCTTTTTCTGGTTCTTCTTCAGGAACAGTTGTCAACTTACCTAGAGCAGAAAGAATAATTTCTTTGAGTGAGTCGTAATCATATACTCTTTCGTTGTCGATACCTTCAATTTTCTTACCATTTAATTGTAGAGAAACAACACCAGACTTAGGATCTTCCCAATCAACGGTTAGAGTATCGGTTCCAACTTTAATTTCATAACCAACAAGATTTTCAACATTATCTGGCATATTAAAAATGGCGTCGTCTAAATCAGATTGCGAAAATTCTTCATTGATGTAATCACCAATATCATCTAACATAACTGATATTGCTCTTTTGATATCAAACTCTAATCCAGCTGTACCGAAAAATTTAGTTAATTTTCCGTTTATAATTAATCCATCTTTCTTAGGAGAAAGAGAAACCGTAGCACCGTCGATTTTGATTTCTTCTCCGCCCAATAGAGAATCGATATGGTCTTTATGATCTTCTTGTTCAGTAATATACGAAAGAATTAAATTATCGCATAGTACATTTAAAGATTCGAGAATCTGTTCGCTATCTTCGCTTTTTATGGATAATTCCTTGGCTTCTTGAATCAAGAGCTCAGAGTGTTCCATCTTTACTTTTCTTGAAAAATCTGAAAATTTTTGCATTTTTGTACCTATGCCTATTTATTTAAATGCTTGAAGAATTCAATTTGACTTAGTCTCTTCGTTGCTTTCTTTTTAGATGTGTATGGACCACCTAATTTTTTCTTACCATCTTTAGAGAAGATGAAATATTTCTTATCTTTCTTAACGATCTTTTCTTCTATCTTTTCTTCATCGACTATATTTCTATATAATTTTTTTATTATAGAAGGTTCTTTAAGGGAGTTTCTAAGTCGTCTTAGGGTATCGTCTCTTTTTACTATTTCTCGTCTATCTTTTTTATTACCTTTTAATGTCCTCAAAAACCAAGATATTTCGTCTGGAAGATTAATATTCTCACCAAAAACATCTTTTTTAATTCCACGAACTATACTATTAATAATATTTTCTACACCCTTCACAATACGATCTTTATCATTTGGAAGATACCCATATATCTCTAATTTTTTGGGAGTTTTTTTCTCTATAAAAAATTTCAACCATCCACTTTGTAATGCTTGGTATTCATATATATTTGGAAGAATATTTGAATGGGAATACTCATTTTCTTTGCTATCTTTTTGTTCTTTTGTAGGAAAAACTAAATTTCCATCTAGATCTATCCATCCCCAATAAGTGTAATATTTACCCATTTCGAAAAATTCAGCTAGATGATCTTCAGATAACTGTGAAAAGGTCTTTTTAGATAACAAATAATATTTCTTATCTTTCTTTACGATCTTCTCTTCGATCTTCTCTTCGCTATAATGAAAATAATCATAAATTGCTTCCATATTGTGTGCTGAAACAGAAATCTTATCCTGCATCCAAGCATCTAGTTCAGATTGATTCTGTATGTAATTAAGAGCATCTGTTGCAAGATCAATTATCTTCTTTAATTGACCAGAAGCCATTTCTATTTCGTAATCCATTTTTTGTTCCTTGATACTTTCTTCTAATCCATACACTTTCTTGATATCAGTCAAAAATGACCCCCATTTCTCTCCAGAAATTGTATGCATTTTCCCTTGCGGTTTCTCGAATTCGAAAAGGTAACCTTCTAACTTTCTATGTTTATTAATTAAACGCTCTATGGATTTGTAGATTGTAATTTTATCTAACAAATTCTTTGTGTTAAACATTAGATTATCATAATCCACTAACCAACGAACCCAACCTTTTTTAGTAACTGAAAATTCAGTTTCTAATGGGCCAAGATCGAATTTATTCTTTTCTGCTAATCTTCTTAGAATTGAAGTGTGTGTTTTATCGCTTTCGATTGGTCCAATAATTTCTCCTGTTGGAGCAATCCAACCCCAATCTAGATATTCGTACATATGAGCTTCATTTAGATATCTTCTCGCTTTCTTCGCAAGATCAGCATCCGCTGTTTTCCAAGTTTTTCCTTTTGTTACGAAAGAGTTAACTCTTGCAAATGCCCAGGCTGACTGGGAAGCACCTGGTCTGTGTCCTGTAACCCAAGCAGCCATACCACGATTATAGACTTGCTTTAATATACCATAAGGAATGCCTGTCGATTTTGATTTTTTCTTCAAGGCAGTAATAGATCTAGATTCACCAAACATTTGTTGATATTTCTTATTATATTGCGATGGTCTTGTCTCAGACTTAGCATCTCCAGGAACTTTTTCTGCTTTAGAGTATTCGGCTTTTGTGTATGGATACTTACCCAATTTGACCCAAAATCTCTTTCTCTTTCCAGCCGTTGATTTAGATAATCCTGCACGATATTTCTTAGGCATATAGACTTCTTTAAGAACTTCGTCAAATAAGTCTTTCACATCTTCTAGATTTGCATTAGGATAAAGATCTTTTAAGATAATCTTTTTTGTTTTTTCATCTGCATCTTTATACATCTTTCTTATTGCTGAAGCAGAAGTTACAATCTTTCCAGCAACTTTAAATTCCAAAATTGGAGTGATGTATATGTATGCGTGTTTTGCGAACGGAACCATTTCAACATCTGGTGTCCACTTCTGAAAATAACCAGGAGATCCATCTTTCTTTGTATATGTGAATCTATCTGCGTCTTTTTCTGACACGCCAAATACTAAGAAATCTTTTTCTTTGTCGAATTTCTTCGTAACTTCAATAGCAACATAAGGCGATTTAACTTCAACAAATGAATTTTCTGGTATACCAGCAGCAATTGCTAATGTTTTTTTCTTCTCAAATGGAAATGGTCTTTCTGCTGTATATCCAGTTGAAACCATAAATGCTTCTGAACTGGGGAATGCATCTTTAAGAGCATTAAAAGAAGCAACATGTCCAGCGTGTGGAGGGTGAAAACCGCCAGGGAATATTACTATTGTTTTAGCCATTTGTATCTTAGAACCTTCCTTTTGCTGATCTAAAATTTGGATTGATTAATTTGTACCCGGATTTGGTAACATATCCTTCACCACCTGGAAGAGAATCAACTTCAAATTTAACACCACCCAAAATACCTTCATTTGTAGACTTATCTAGTTGTTCTATAAGAGATATCTTGACATCATATATTTGTCTATAAATTTTCCAGAAAACTTCCCAACTTTGCGGTTTTTCAGAAATTACTGTTGTTATTTCTTTCTTTCTACTTTCAGTTAATTTGGATGACGATAGCCAATCATTAAACGAAAGATCACCATCAGATTTACCAAAAGCTATTGAATATGTGTAAAGATTTTCTTTAAATGATTCGTTTGACATTTTTGGAGAAGAATAATTTGCAATCTCATCGATCTGATTCTTTTTAGAATTTATGGTATTCTTAATAAGAGTCATTTGCTTTATTAAATTTCTAGATTCATTATTCTTCTTAATATAAGTTGTTCCAACAACAATTAAATCCGGATTGTTATTCATTTTTCCAATATATGAGTCGTCATACGAATCAAGATTTTCATCGCCAATGTTTGTTACAGTACCATGTGTTGTAACCATACTCTTTGCTCTTTTAATTTTCCCGCCAAATGCATTTGGCGTAAGAACATACTTAACTTTATTAGGAGTAAAGAAATAATTTCCAGCTTTATCTTGCGGTGGAGTAGAAGAAAACATAATATCGCCTTTGAAGAATATTCCTCTAAATTCTTTTGTGTTAGGAACAGCTCGTTCAAAAATATCCCACAACTTCATATACATATCAGATAATTCTTTTCTCTTGTTATAAAATTCTTGATCCGTATCTGTTGCAGATTTTTTACCAGTTGATATTATATCTTTTTCTAAATCAGATTTAGAAGATACAATTTTCTTTCTCCATTGAGCCTGAGGTAATAATAAAAAGTTACCCAAATTATCTCTACCCCAATAAATTGCAGTAGAACCATCCCATTTAATTGACACTTCATCTGTATTGTCCGCAATACTAATCATCTCGTTTAATACATCTATCGCACCTGAAGTTCCCTCAACGATTAACATATCTTCTACGTGTTGATATTGCCTACCAACTGCTTCATTTATAGATTCTGTTAAACTAACATTATAAACTTTAACGAAAGTTTCTTGTGCTTGTTGTGTTAATTTTCCAAAATCTTCAGGAATATTTTTATTGATGTAATCAACTATTGTTTCTACATATCTTAGATCTTTACCAGAAGCAGAATTATCTAATAACAATTCTGCAATAAAATCTGGATCTTTACCATGTCCGATTACTGAATTTGTATTTGGATTATCATATATTAGAGTTGCATTAGTTAAAGGATCAACTAAACCAAATTTATAACTATATTTAAGTCCTCTTGCTCTGGCCATAGAAGCTAATAGAATATTTCTATGAACTCCCTTAAACTTAGAATCTTTCTTACCACCAGCCATCGAAAATGCTTGCCAGATTAAATTATCTGAAAACATAAAATCAACTTGAACGAATCCATTTTCGGCCGAACCATTTATTGGAAATCTAAAATGAACATTATCTCCAGATGACATAATATATCCATCAGTTTTCTTTTTGGTGTTGATGATATCTGCTTGTTCTATACCGTTTTTTAAGCACCAAGATTTTAATCTTTGAATTAATTCTTCTTTAGTTATTTCGTTTTCGTCAACGAATAAATCTAAATCCCCAGAATCATATTTTCTTCCAGTAGTACCCAACCATTTCTTAGGAAAATCATCATCACCTTTATCTACTGTGAAATCTAACCCTGTTATTTTTTCTATAAGAGAAATAGTTGATGGAATATCTTTTTGTAAAATTCTTTTTGTTAAGGAACCTTCTTGGTTTTTGAAGACATTTCCACCTTCGAATAAAAGGGATTCAAATATAGATAAGAAAGATTTAAACGACAACATCAATTTGATTCCTCTAGAGTAATCTTTATAATATATTCTTTTTTATCTCTTTTAGATTTTGCGATTCCTTCTACAACTAATTTCTTAATAATATCCATATAGTATTTGTATAGATTTAAGTCGTTTGGTTTTGTGGCTAGATTAATTGTCATCTTAGAAAATACTCCTAAGTTATTTATAAAAAACAAAAAAAGGGACTCTTTTTGAGTCCCTTCAAATACTAATTACAAAGATGTATTTAGTTGTTATGTAAATCTATCCCAAAACCATTATGTAACCAAAAGTTTTCTATCCAGTTTAATATTTCTTCAATAGAAGAAAAATCATTATCAGAAAATTCTACTGTAATTTCTTTCCCATTGGCGTTAAATCTAATAGAGAAACTAATTGCAATCCTATTATATCCTTCAGGAAAAACGTAGTAATGTGCATCGACGAAGTATTTAATTTTTTCGGTATTGTTATCAACAACTTTTAATTGAAAGAATCTATCCGCCAATTTATAGAGATTTTTAGAATTCAGGGGGATTGGCCACTCCCTAAATCCGGATCTCAGAAGTTCCAAATCCTTAGTCATCTTTAATCAACCTCATCAAATGCGTTGATCCCACAATTAAATGTGAACGCAAGCGCAGAATGAAGTTGCGATGAGAATACACTAAACTTAATATTCTCATCTTTCGAATCGATCAAATCATCGAAATTAAGAAATTTTGATGCAGCTTCATTAATACATTTAATGCGATATTCTTTTAAAGACATGTAAAATAATCCTTATCTATCTCCCACTCTTCAATATCATATTCGTGGTATCTCATCTTAGACCCATCTATTTTGTCACGAAAAATCGATGCCTTTTCATGTGAAGAAAATATACCTAAATTATTAGAAGAACTGCCAAAAGAACCGTCACCATAATTTACATAACCGAATAAAACGAAAATTTTTCCCATATTATAAAGTTCCTAAGTCATATCTAAACCATACCATCAAACCGCAACATACTTATTATAACTGATTCTTTCTAAGAAGTCAAGGTTTAATTCTTTCTATAGAGAACTTTTAATTCGAAAGGAAAATAAAAAATTAAACTGTCTCTTACATACTCTGAATTCGTGTTAACATAGACTTCATGTTCAATCCAATCTTCAGGTTTATTTCCTATGTATTTGATATACTTGATCTTTCGAATACGACCAACTAGCTTTTGTTTACTCTTAACGATTGGATTTGGATGTTTTATTTCAACGATATCACCAATTCTTAGATTCATATTACTTTACTCCAATTCTTAGTCGGTATACACCTATTACAACTTCCTCTGACTTTTGAAATGTCAAGCGTTTAAATATTTTCGAAAATGACTTCCAGAAACGAATTGGCAACTTTAAGACCATATTTATGTTGGCTCATAATCTCCATGAATGATACATCCCCACAAATAAATTCTTCAAAATCATCTTCGCTTAAAGTAGAGAGAGCATAATTTGCACTCAAAAGATCTTCTTCGGTGAAGGAAACAATCGTGAAATTGTTTGAATATGCATCGTACAATTTATAGGAATTCTTTACAGTATAGGACTTCGTCGAACGAAGATCGTTATCAAGACGAAGAAAATTGATCGCTTTCAGAAGCCAGGGGAAATTTTCAGAAGTGATTTTCATTTTAAATAATTCCTTTATTAATAGGCGATTAATTCAAGTTCAGAAACAAACGTCCATCGATGACCATTATAAGGATCAAAATAGATTTGAGCCACATCCAATCCTGAGTCGTCGAAATTCTTCTCAATCATCACGACAGTCGCATTATTATCAGAGACTGGCTGCCAGTTTTTCCAACGAACAACCGAACCAACTTTTATTTCATTAACCATATATTCAGTATAGCGTACCAGCGACCAGAACGCAATATTTTATCGAAAGAATATTCCCTTTGTTTTGAATGACTTACTGCAAGTCGTTGATTCTAAAGAGAATAAAGTCTCGAAAAGAATATTCCTTTTGTTTTCAATGACTTAGCGCAAGTAACTGAAAATAAAGGGAATATAGTCGCAAAAAAACTTTGCTTCTGGCTTTGGATACGCTATAATGGTTCTATGGTTAACGAAGCGCAGATGAAAGTGATTCTTGATAAAATTGCGGTTTCCAGAACTCGCAATGTGGACAACACTGAATGGGTTGAACTTCTTGCCCAACGTGCAGGTTGTGTGACAGAGATACTTATTCTCCAACAGACCATTGCAAATTTGGACCTCAAGAATGAAGTTGAGCACAAAACCTATCAAATTCTTGATGCAAAAGTTCGGAAAATTAATGCGAAGATTATCTCGATTAATCGGAAACTGAGGATCTACTAATGCGCAAAACTTTTGATGTATCGCTTGTTCGGGAACGAGTCAATAAGATGTTGGATACTTCGACTTGTTCGCCAGAGACTAGATTCGGTATGATTGCTGTTCTTGAAATGATTCTTCATGAATCCGGGAACTACAAAGGATTCAATAATATCCTTGAAGGGCAAATCTGCAGCTACAAGGAACAGCCGGACGATTCCAGGCGGCTATATTACTAGGAGAAATTTTATGTCAGAAGCATGCGAGCGTTGGGTTTCTGTATGCGAAACCATAAAGAAATGGTTCGGGAAAGATGCGAAGTATATAATTCAAGAGATGGAATATTGTAATTTAAATGAGTCCTGGACTTTCGAATATGCGGCACCATTCGATCAAACAGGAAGGATGGTGAGATATCATGTTTCCAAATGGGATGGAAATATTACTTTCTTCGAGGACTAATATGTTTAATCAAAGACGTGAAAATCATCTTAGATCAACATCATACAATATGCCGGATAATAATCGAGAACGGCATCTAAAACATCCAGCATGTAGTGTGAATACAGTAAGGCAATATCGTCAAACTCTTAATATTAAGAGAAGTTATCCTCGTACTATTTTTGATAAAGTACTTTCTTGGTTTAATATTTAAATGAATTCGGATCTGCGTATTATAAGAAATTTCTCTCTTCTTAAGGAGATTGCAATATCTACTCCGAAAATTTCCGGAGCGAAGGTTGCTGCTGGTATTCTCCTTAAGAATAAGTTTATCTCGTTTGGAGTAAACTCTTATAAGACGCATCCTATCCAGGCTAAATATGCAGCAAATGCATTGGCAATTCATCTTCATGCCGAAATTGCAGCAATTAAGAATGCGATGTATCATATCGAAGTTCAAGATTTTCAGAAAGTTACTCTTCTTATTTGTCGTGTAAAGATCGATATTCCGACAGGTAAATATATCTACGGAATGGCGAAACCTTGTGCTGGTTGTCAACGTGCAATCTTGGAGTTTGGAATTAAAAGAGTTTGGTATTCGTTTGACGAAGAGCAGTTTATAAGGTATAATAGTAATTAATGATCTATCCTTCATATTGCTGCATTAATCTTACTCTTCAAGAGAAGTATGGTTACACAACAAACAGAACTATGCGTAAGGCAACTTTCGAAGAAAAGGGAGTTCCTTATGCATCTTCCCTGGCAAAACAAAATGTTTGTGATCTTCTAAAGATCTTAGAATGGAATGTTGTAAATAATATCAAAGGATTTCGCATTACATCGAATCTTTTTCCTTGGGCTTCTGAGTATTCTTTGGTAGATCTCCCTGACTGGGAGGAAATTTCTAGGACACTTAAGAGTTGCGGCGATCTCGCAAAAGAGAGAAATCTTAGATTATCGGCTCATCCTGGTGAGTTTGTAAAGTTGGCTTCTACAAAAGAAAATGTAGTTCTTTCTTCTATTAAAGACTTAGAGATTCATTCAGAGATTTTTGATGTAATGGGTTTAGAAGCATCTCATTGGAATCCTCTTAATATCCATGTTGGTATGAAGTATTCTGAAGTAACTTCTAAGAGATTCGTAGATTCTTTTTCAAGACTTTCGGAAAATCTACAGAAGCGATTGGTAGTCGAAAATGATGATAAAGAATCTTCGTACTCTGTTCTAAAGTTATATGAGGATATCTATCAAGAAATAAATACACCGATTACATTTGATTATTTTCATCATGATTTTCATGATGATGGTTGGTCAACTGGAGAAGCATTCCTCTTAGCATATTCTACCTGGGACACAACTCCTCTCTTTCATTACTCAGAGAGTAAAGCACTACACGAAGGAATTAATGTAAATCCAAGAGCACACTCAGATTTTATCAAAAAATATCCAGATAATTTTGGGTTCGACATTTATCTGGACATCGAAGCAAAAAAGAAAGAATTAGCATTAGATTGTATGATTATTGGAGAATAATATGAACGTAACAGTAAATAACGGATTATTTAATCTAGGAACACAAGAGAATATCTTTGCACGAATCAAGTTCTCAGAAGAGAACTTTGATGATATTCTTTCTCTTTTCTTAGATCTTTCTGATAAAGAAAAGAAGAAGATTCGTAAGATTAGGTTTGAGTAATGACTAAATGGATTTGTTCTTTTTATTGTGGTGAAGATAGATCTATCTTTATGCGTGATTATGTTGTCGAAGCATCGACGCCATTCGATGCCTCAAGAATTGTAGAATCTTTGTATAGTGGAAATAAATACTTCAGATGGAGTTCTATACCAAGAACGAAATAACTATGGAAAAATTTAATTACTGTATAACAACAAATTGGCCAGAAAATAATATGTTGAGTGTATATCGTGTTCATAATAGAGATGTCCATTATGGAAATATAAAAGATGCGGAATATCTATTAGATTATGTTAAATACCAAAGTCCTGGCAAATCATGGCGAATAGTTAAACTCTTGGTGTAAATAACGAAACAAACGGAGTTTATATGAGCACAAAGAAATCGAAAGGCGAGAATAGTTCAATCGAGATACCTTCATTATATTATTCCTTCGAAGGAAGTGGATATTGGTTATTGAACGAAGAAATAGATCCGTATTCAACTGGAGATGCTATTAAGTATATTGTCGAAAGAAATGTAAATCTTGCAGATCAAAAGACAGAAATTAGATTACTTATTAATTCTCCTGGCGGCGATTTAGCTTGTGCTAATGCCTTAATTGATATTATGAAAGGATCTAAAATTCCAATCTCAACATTTGGATTGGGAATTATTGCATCAGCAGGATTGGCGATATTTATCGCAGGAGAAAAAGGTCGTAGATTTATTACACCTAATACCTCGATTCTATCTCATCAATTTTCGTGGGGATCTTTCGGAAAAGAACATGAGTTATATGCAAGAAATAAAGAGTTCGAACTAACAACTCAGAGAATGTTGGCACACTATAAAAAGTGCACTGGAATGCCGGAAAAGAAAATTAAAGAAATTCTCTTACCTCCACATGATGTGTGGTTATCTGCAGAAGAAGCTGTACAGTATGGAATTGCAGATAAAATTGTTGAGTGGTATTAAAGAAAAAGGGAGGCCAAAAGCCTCCCAAACTTTATTTAAAATGTAAATTAATTAGTCAAAATTTTCTTTTGGAACAAATTTAGATGCGCCCAATTTAACTGTTTTGGATTTACTATTATACCAATGCGGCATTTCGCCATCTTCGCTACCAAAAAAATTCCAGACTTGATAATCTCCATATTGTTTAATATGCGCTTCTACAGCATCTTTAAATTCTTGATTTATTTTACCGTTATCTTTTATATCTTTAAAGATTGGCATAACATTATTCTTGAAGTCTTTTCTAGCATCATCATTACTAGGTGCTTCTTCTAATTCTTCTTCATCAATTCCATCGCCATTCATTTCTTTAATCACTTCCTCAACAACACTTCTGATGTAGTTTCTTAGTTCAGAATCGTTTGATTCTGTAATAACTTGTTTGTATGCTTCTGTAAATTTTGTGTAATCCATATACCTTCCTTTATTCTCCTAATTATTCTCCGTATACCAAAATACAACTATATATTATTAATCGAGCCTTCTATGAGTCCGGATCTTTAAGTTTAAGAACATATTAATTTCTCTTATCTTTTAGATATCTTTGAGCCCAAGTTTCTGGATTAGGATCTTTAAGAATTAATGTTGCATAACTCAATGCAGCCCCAGGGTCGTTTGCTATAGCATCTTCTCCCTTCGGAAATGGTCCTTTAAGAATAACCGCAGCATACTTATGTGAAGATGGTCCATCTTTTGATATAGCATCTTCTCCCTTCTCAAATCTACCTTTAAGTACCCACCAAGCATATAAAATTGACGACTCGGGATCTTTAGCAATAATATCTTCTGCTTCTTTAAACGGTCCTTTTATAACAGCTTCAGCATAATTAACTGCTGATTTTGCTGATTTTTGAGCAATTATCATATCTTCTAATTCAGGATTTCGTTTACCAGCTTTCATAGCAAGTTTTGTTAAGTAATATATATCTTTCTTCGAATTTATTTCTCTCTGTTTTTGTATATAACCTAAATTATCTCTTACACCTTTCACAAGATCATCAAATTTAAGTTTAGTTTGTTTTTCAAATTGAATTTGTTTTAATTTTTTATCTTTTCTATCGAAAAATTCTGTTTTATTAAGTTTGTCAAGATGTAATGCTGCAGCCCATTTATCTTTGGTCTCGTTTTTCTTAATACAATACACTAGAATTATTTCTGCTTCGTAGAAATATTGAGAGAAATGAGATTGATCTTGCTTTGTGACACACCAATCAGTACCTGAACCACGATAACAGCTAGTTCTATGATTTAATGGGACTATAATTAGCCATTCTGAATCATCACGTAGAATTACTTCATCTAATGTAGTTTTATACTCTTGCGCTTTTTCTTTTTGTTTCGTTAGAGAAAGAATCTGCGAACTAAATTCTTTCCAATCTTTCTGAGCATCGATATCTTTAAGATTACCTTTAAATGTGTTCTTATTATCTCTATGAAAAGCTAAGATTTTCTTGACTTCTTCTGGCTCTGCTCCTTGATCAAGAAATCTCTTTTCTGATGTTTTGTAATCTTCTTCTAAAAATTTTAAATATTGTTCATTTCGAACTTCTTCCACAATATCTCTAACTAATTTCCTGAGTTTTGAATCGTCATTCGATTGGACCAAAACTTGTTTGTATGCTTCTGTAAATTTTGTGTAATCCATTATTCTTCTCTACCTTCGGATGCTTCTAATATCCAAAGAATATCTATCTTTGATATTTCCGCACCATACTTCTCTTTAATCTTAGTTTGAATTCTCTCAAGATCTCTTTTATCTGACTCAGAGATAATGTTAAGATAATCTTGTTTAAAAGAATTTAGATTCATATTCAATCTTTATTTATTAATTTTAGATTTTCTACCAGGAATAAAGTTAGAAGGGGTTGGGTCTTGCAATGGATTGATTCTTATAACTTCTGAGGTTTCTGGATTATGGAACCATTTGGTGCCAAAACTTGGATTATTTTCTTTAGATTTGGCTTTTGACATCTTTTTCTTTTTCTCTTCAGATGGTTTGGAATTCTTTTCTGATATCTTTTTCTTAGTTTCTTCTGAATGTTTCTTACCATATAATGGATGGTTTTCGCCTTTTCTCATCTCAGATAATTTCTTTTTAGTTTCGTCAGAAGCAACCATACCAGTGTGGATTAATGATAATTTTTTCTTAGTTTCTTCAGTATGTGTTTTACCTGTATTAGCTAATGCAATCTTCTTTTTATGTTCCTCAGATTTAGGAATACCTTTATACTTTCCTTTTCTATTCTCAGACATTTTTCTTCTTGTTTCTTCAGAATGGTTCTTACCATAGATAGGATTTTCCTTTCCTTGTAAAGCACGTCCAAAGTAACCATTAGCTACAGCAAGCGATTCATTAAAATACATAGAAGATTTCACAACAGATAATTTCTTTTGAAAGAATAATTCTTTCTCGAAGGCTTCTTCTCTTGTATTGTGTTTTGTGATTATTATTGTTTTGAATAGATGAGGATTATTAATTACTTCTTGTTTATAGATATCTTTATATTTCTTAGATTGTATAGTTCCATGATAACCTTTTATTATCTTAGAAACAGAAGTTGATCCAATATAAAATGGAGGGAGTTTGTTACCTTTGTAGATTGTAAGGTAAGTACAATAAATAGTATTAGACATATGCTAACCTCGTATTAGTATTTGTTTAGAGGATAAGAGATGTTACTAGCATTCTTATCCTCATTTTATTTATATAAATTTGAAATTTTGGAATAAAAAAAGGGAACCCGAAGGTTCCCTTAATTGATTTAAATACTCTGGTTTAGAGAATATTTTTAATTTTAACGAGCCTATAATAATCATTTGATGTTGCAGCTAGAGTTGCTCCATCGCCACCTAGTGGGTTTGATACCATACCATAGCGGGTTTTAAAACCTATTTTTGGTTGGAAAGTATCTGGATCAACTGCACGAACCATTTGTAGCGGAACGTATGGGCAATAGAATAGACCTGCGTCATATGCATTTGTACCCTTATAACCAACAACCATAACATCCGAGAATGTGGTAGCGGCTGTTGAGAAGTAAGGATCAACATACACCTTATAGCGACCATTTAGAATACCAGCAAAAGTATTGCCAGTATCATCAACATTTAGGTCGGTTGATAGAGCAGGAGTATAATCTAGCTTACCAGCCATTGCTAGAGCAGAAGCAACGTCAGAAGAGCAAACAATAATGTTACCCTTTCCTCTACGAGTTGTCTTTGCAATAGTATTAGCTTCACGCTCAACGTGGAACATTAGACCCTTGAATCTTTCGACTGACCAACGACCGTCAGAGTCAACGTCTAGGTCAAAGAATCCAGCAGTTGTGGTTCCGGTAGCAGCACCAGCCTTAGCAATCTTGTAAAGAGTACGAACAACTTCACGATTGATTTCGGCAGTGATTTCTGTTGATAGAATATTGCTTAGTTCTGACTCGGCATCTAGACCGTGAACAGTCTTTAGATCTTGAGCTAGTTCTAGCGAGTATTCTGCCTTTAGTGCACGAGTCTTCGCCTCAACAGTTACTTTCTCGATTGAGAAGCCCATGTTAAGAGGAGAGAAACCTTCACCAGCAGCAGTAGTTAGACCAGTACCAAAGGTTCCTAGAGAACCACCAGATTGGAATACATCAGCTTGGTGTGTACCAGTTCCGGCGAAGTCGGTGTCGGCTTCGTTGAATAGAGCTTCGGTTGAAGTTAGAGGACCAGTTGCGCCTGAACCATACTTTGACTTCATGGCGAAGATAAGACCTGTTGGCATGTTCATTGGTTGAACGCCGCAGATATCATAAGCCATTAGGTTTGGTTGAGTTCTACGAACTAGAGCAATTAGAACCGGATCAAACTTATCGACGTTACCCATTACGTTTGCTGGTGTACCAGCTTCCATAATTAGCTTTCTTGATTCGGATAAGGCGTTCTCTTGATTCTCTAGTAGAATCGCTGTTACTTGCTTTCTGTAAGCATCTTTGATTTGAGGTAATTCTGGGTGTTCTAGAATCGCCTTCCATTTGTTTTGTAGATTAGACATATTTCTCCTTTAAAGAAACAATTTATATTCTTATTTATAAAAAATTAAAACTTGAGATTTTTAGTAATAGCATTTGCATAAAGAGACATTACAGGATTTTCAGCCAGAACTTCTTCTGATTCTGATTTTTCATTTAATGCGTCTTCAGTTAGATTCTTCTTTGAAGTCTTAGTTGAAACTTCGAAAGCATTCTTAGCAATTTCTCTTAGATCTTGTTCATAAGATGACTTGTTTTCGAATGTTACGCTTTCAACTAACTTCTTGAATCTTTCCTTTTGTACAACAGTTAAATCTTTGGAAACGCATTCAAAGATATTGTTCTTAACTTCTTTTTCGACTCTGTTCTTGTAAGCAATAGTCTTAGAAATTTGTTCATTTAATTGGTGTTCGTAAGTTTCTTTCTGTTCAGAAATTTGAGCTTCAAGATCTTGAATCTTAGCATTTAGTTCTTCAGTTGGATTCTTTCCTTCTGGAACTTCGATATTGTGTTCAGTTAGAAGATTCTTTGCACCATTAAAGAATGATTCTAGGATCTCTAATTTTAAACCTTGATCAACTGCTAACTCATTTTCTTCAACCCAAGATTCAGCAATATAAGTTAGATACTTATCTACAGAATCAACAACTGATTCGTAAACTTCAATTGCTTCTTCCGTTTCTTCTTCCTTCATTGGTTCTTCTTCAGTTGTAGATACTTGAGAAGTTTCTGCTTTCTTCATATCTTTAACTGTTGAGATAAGTTTATTGGCTAGACCAGCATCATCGGCGATCGCTTTAAGAATCAAAATAATATTTCCGAATGCATCATCCGCAATGGCATTTCCTTCGATATCAGATAAAGTGGCTTGTAATGATCTTACGAAAGCTGCTGGATTTACACCTAGAGCTCTTAGAACTTTAAGCATCTCTGGATCCATAGCTAATTCTTTGGGATCAACTCCTTCAATTCCATCAGCTTCATCAACGATCTCAGATTCTGATTCAAGAGTAACAATTTCTTCGTCTTCTTTAATACCTGCTGTTTTCATAACACCCTTTGCGATTTCGTGCGCCTTTCTGATAGTGGATTTTTTAAGAGGTGGTTTATCGCCAGTCATTTGCATTGCTTTCGCAGTTCCTACAGCATATGCTGAGCCTGGTGTATCTACTGGCCCCATTCCCATTTTTTCTTCAATCTTCTTTTGAACTGCATCTTCGAAAACTGTCTTTAACTGTTCCTTAAACTCAGGAGTTAAATCCATACCTTCGAAGAGAGAATCAAATGTGTTTTGATTATCCATTAATTCTTCTCCTATATCTATATTTCTTATTTATAAAATTTACAATTTTGAAAGAAAATCTTTGAAAATAGTTATCTTAGTTTCTGGAAGAGATATAGATGTTGAGTTATCAATTTGTTTCTTCCATTCTTCAATTTGAATTTCTTTAAATCTACCATTCTCATAAACCCACTCTCTTGATTCCATAACAGCTTCAACAAAGGCTTCTTGTGCCGAAGGATCAGCAACAATATCAGCAGCAGTCATAATCTTATAATCTGGCTGAACAATTGAATAACCACCATCTTGAGATAATGATCCTAATCCTCTTGTAGAAACACCAAGAGTGCAATCCGCATCAATAAATGCCTTTACAATATTTCCGTTTGGTGTATCTAAGATTCTTGCCTTACCAATAAAATTATTACCATCAGGAGTTAAAGAAACAATAAGATGCGAAACTTTATCGAGATTAATTGTTGGATTTTCTGGGTGACCTAATTCACCGAATGCTCTATTCTTAGAAACATATTCTTCGCAGTATCTGGACACTTCTTCAGTCATCCATTCTTTCTTGTACTTTCTGCCGTTTCTATTTGCTTTTTCGCATTGAATAAAGATACCTTCGATGAAATATTTCTTAGCACCTTCAACTGCTTCTGAGATTATTTTAACTTCTTGATTTACTTCTCTTAGTAGTTTCATTTGTACAATCCTGCTCTTTTTCCTCTGGTTATAGATATCTTTCTTTTTCTTAAAATTGAAGATAATTTAGCTGCTCGCTTTCTTACTGACTTCTTTGCTGATAATTTTCTTCTTCTCTTTTCAGCAGGTGACATCTTTACTATCTTTTTACCGCTTACTTTAAATCCTGCTTTTGCGGATTTAATTTTCTTTCTCTGAATCTTACCGCCACGCACACGATCATATCTAATCTTCTGACCCATCTTAACTGTTTTTTCGTTAAGCATTAGCTATATTGACCAACCTTGGTAAATCCTGAAGTCTTTTCTACTTTCATAATAATGGTATAAGGATCAGCTGTAGTAGAAGTAAGAAGAATAGTTGAATCTGCCCCTGGTGCTGAATTAGTAATCTTAGTTTGATAATCTCTGTAAAGATCTAATCTTCCTGATCCATCGAAGTGTCCAATTAATGCATCTGTTGAACCATTGAAGTATAAAGAAATTTTATTAGTACCTGTAATAGACCAATCAATCTTTTCAATAGAAACAATGGCAACACCAATTGTATTTGCAAATCCTGTTGCGCCGATTGGTCCAGTTGCGCCTCCGGGATGTAACACGAAAGTTAAAGTTTCTGCTGCAGCACCAGATATTTGTATAACAGCTGAATTTTCGTCTTGTTTAAGAATTGTAGTTGTAGCCATTTATTATGCCTTTATAAACTCTTAGAGATTTCTAATTTCTTCTTTTCAAGAATATCGTGTATCTTTTGTGATACAATTGAATCTACTAATGGTTTAATAGAATTTGGTTTATTATCTTTTGATAGCTCAATAATTTTTTGGATCTTTTCTCTTTGTGAAGTTGTCATTTTATTATTCCTATACTTCTGGAGTTATTTCTGTTCCAATTTCTTCTCCACCTAGTTCTGGAGAAAATGTGTCAGTTGGTTGTTCAGCTTGAGGTTCTTCTTTCTTTTCTTCTTTATCTTTCTTTATTTCTGCTATTTCTTCTTCAGATAACTTCAAGAAATTCTTCTTGATATAATCTGGTGAGAAATAATCATCACCTAAACCAATAGCAGTTGAAGCTAATTCCATTCTTCTTGTCTGAATTTCTGCTTCGTTGTATTCTAAGAAGTGAGAATCTTTTCTGAAATCGTAGAAGATATTATTCTTAATATAAGCATCCCATTCATCAACAGTTACAATATTCTTAAGAATTAATTGCTTTCTTAATAGATCTGTAAATAGAATAGCAAATCTATTTCTTAATCTCTTAATAAACTTTGTAAACTTAACTTCTTCTCTGTCGATTTCTGTTGCTCTACCTGTATTAAATGTAGAACCAGCTGTAAGTCTTGTGTTTGGAACGTGTAGGGCACGATATAATCTCTTTTGGAAATACTCGACATCGCCCATCTCACCTAAATTCTGTCCACCAGGTAGAGTTGAAATATCTGTTGACTTACCATCGTCGCCAACGGGAATCCAATAATCTTCAAGAATTGATAAAGTTTTTGCGTCATCACGTAAATCGCCTGTTACAGAATCATACACAATCTTATTTCTGAACTTATTCATCAATCCATTTACATATTGTTCAGCTTTAATCTTTGGAAGCCCACCAGTTCCTACTTTAAAAATTCTTCTTTCGGGGGCACGTGCTAGACGATAGATAACAGTAGCATCTTCTAACATTCGCAATTGATTGTAAGGTTTAATTGCTTTATGTAGATAAGAAATAATAACTGACTTATTTCTATAATCAATTAATCCTGAGTTTGCCGACGCAACAGAATCTGCCGGAATATTCACGTTATTGTAGACATAATATTCTTTAACTGGTTTTTGAATTTTTACACCACGTTTCGAATATTCGTCTTTTACTTCTTTAATCTTATTAATATCTCTAGGATCCATATATCGCAATTCTTGGATCCCATCTTTAGTATTTTTTGCATCAATTACAATATTGAAATAAATTCTTCCATCGATATACCATCTCTTAAAGATTTCATACGCATTAGCATTAAAATCTAGAAGATTTAAAATGTTATCAAATTCACCAGAAATAACTTCTTTCACTTCTTCGCTGAAAGGTAACTTATCTAATACAATTCCGACTGGGGACTCTGCTCCATCCCCAGTCACAATTGCTTCGTTAATAATTTCATCAATTGCCGACTCAATATCAGATTGAAGAGATAATTCTCTATACTTATTAATTAAGAGTTTGGAATCCGATGTACCAAACTCTAAATTATAAGCTGTGTTGATGAACCCGCCGCTTGTTGTTACAATCGTGGCGCCATCGTCGTCAATGGGAGTAACAGGAGAAATTAATTCTTTCTCCTCGTCAACTCCTTTTCTCTTAATCGTGAAACCAAAGAAATCAAACGGCATCAGAAATATTCCTTATTCTGTTATCACTGGCGGATTTTGTGAATAATTAGTTTCCCACCAATCGTATTGGAAAGTTACTGTAAATTCTTCAATAGCATCATTAGATTCCCATGATACGTCAATTGCAGAAATATCCGACGGCCATAAACCTTCAAATTTATATTGTTGTAGCAATTCACCTTGACCTCGTTTACCGTATTGATTTACAAGTGCAAATGCTTTGTAGGTGTTATTTGGTTTTGTTTTGATATTGCTAACGTGAGTATTTATTTCACTCATCCATCTTTCGAAAGAATTTCTAACCTTAAATGTTTCTTCGTTGATAACCGTTACAGTCCACTCAGCGAAAGTTTGATCACCTTGTACTTTAATTTTTCTTCCGAAATAAGGAACTTCGATAATTCCTAATGTTTTACCTGGTAATTGAGCCGATTTGCAATGAAAACTGAAATCTCTTGTAGGTACTCCTGGATAACTAATGAAGGCTTCGAATAAAGTAGGTCTCGCACCTTCTTTAACTAAAGCTCCCTTAAAATCGTTTAAATTAAATGGCATATGATTTACTTAATCCTTTATTCTTATTTATTCGTTAGAATATTTGTACAACTCGCACCTTTACTTCTGTTTAATTTCCAAGGTAAAAGTTGTAAATTCTTTATGTCAGAACACTCTTCGATTGAAATATCGTTATCGAAACAATATTTAATTGATTTTATATGATCTAATTGATAACCACCATCAACACCACACAGAGTTCTATTATAATTATTTGGGTTTATAATTTTTATATTATTTTCATAATTTTTTTCAGTTAAAATTCTAACTTTTGAAGAATATTCTTTAAATTTCGTCTTATTTGGATTCCAATTTGGATGGTCTTTTCCAGAAAAATGTTTTAAATTTAAAGTCCATTTTTCAATTAATTCTGGATTATTTCTTATCCACTCTGAATGTTTTCTGCCAGTTTCTTTGGCAATATATTTTCCACGATCTGTCTGATAAAAATCTTTTGTATCTTCGCTTTTCTTTAATCTGTATTCTTTAGTAGTAACAGTTTTCTTCATTTTTTCGTTAGCATTTTTGAGAATACACTTACCACAATATTTAATTCTTTCTTCAAATTCATATAATCTTCCTATTGGTTGTGTGTATAATTCATTGCAGTTATCACATTCTAAAGTTACTTTTGTACAATTGCATTTTAATTGGAATGCTTGTATTTGTGTAATTTCAATTATTTGTTTTTTCACCACAGTTGGGTGCATTTGTCTAATTTTCATTAGATTTCTTGCCCCAACTGTGACATTGACATTATGATTCAAAATCATATAATTCTTAGAATTGTCCAATAATTTCCTGGAATTCCACTCCAGTGCGCACGCTTACGAAATTAAGTTGTATATAATTTATCGAGCGAGCTGGTTTCACATAGATGTCTCCAACGAATGAATTAGAATCGATTACTTGTGGAGTGTTATTTGTTTCGTCGCAAACAACCTTAAAGTCATAGATTCCTCTTCTACCTTGTACATCTCTTAGATAAGGTTCTACTAGACCCACAAATTGTGCACGAGTAAATTCGTCATTTAATTCGAATAAAGAAAATTTAGATGCAGTTGCAATTGCCTTTTCTAAGACAATGAACAATCTACGAACATTGATTCTATCGAATGCTGACGGCTTAGATAGAAGTGTCTTATCGCCAAATAGAACTGTTCCTTGTGCTGGGAAAGATACTACAGGATTCACACCAATTGAATATAGATCATCTCTATCTGCTTTGCTTGGATTCCATGCCAACCTAACAACATTCTTAATATTTCCTCTGTTGAAACCTGCTGGTGAGAACCATGGATCATTAGTTTGGTCTGTTCTTGCACATAGACCAGCAATATCTCCATTTAAAGGAATCCAACGATAGACATCGTTATACTTATCATATTGATACTTCCATCCGGAATCAATTACAGCATAAGAAGACGAAGGTAGAGCATTTCTATAAGTTTCGATATCTGTATATTCTTGACCACTATTGTCAACAACTGCAGTCTTGTTAGGAGATAAGAAAGCAATTGCATCCTTTCTAACTTCAGCAATTGAATTAATTAGATAAGTTCCTACAGTTGAATTTGCATCAGCACCAATAATTAGATTTACATCAATTTCATCTGGATCTGCAAATAAATCATATCCTGATTGAATCTCACCAGATGTTAATACGTTATCATCAACACCATCTGTTAGGGAGATTGTTGAAGGAGTATTTAGAAGATCGAAAGAACTACCAGAGAATCCAGTTGCTGTATTTCCCCAATCAGCACCAGCTGATGGATGATTGCCCCACCAAATATATTGAGACTTATTGTTAATAACATTTACATAATAATTAGTTTCGCCAGTTTCAGTCTTAGCATCTGATGCCTTAGAAACGAAAGGATATTTTTCTAATACTGATCCAGCAGTTCCTGTAATCACACCATCTTCATCAACAACAATAATATGCAATTCATCGTTTACACCTGGTCCAGTCGCACCAATAACATAAGCAGATGTGCTCGGTGCAACATTAAATTGTGAAGCATATGCCCAACCAGTATACGAACCGCTATCTACCATTGAAACTTTTAATGAATTACCAACGACACCTGGATATTTTGCAATCCACTCACCAGCAGAAGAAACGCTACCTGAAGTGTAATTTTGTTCGTAATCTGTCTCATTCTTAACAACAGTTACATTTGCTAGAGATGCTGTAATCGAAAAATTTGTTGTGAAACCAGTTGCGCCTGAAATAGTAACAGTTGGTGCTGATGTATATCCGCTACCTGTATTTGTTAGTGAAACTGCTGATACAATTGCTCCAGTTGCACCACTATAAGCTAGAGTTGCTGAACCGATAGCACCTGAACCAGAACCACCAGTGAATGTTAAAGAATAAGATCCTGGGGCCATATTATTTGTAACACCAGCATTAGCGATTGTCAACCCTGTAATTTTAGTTGCATCGCTTTTTGCATTTCTTGCACTGGTCCCGACATTTCTTACAACTTTTAGGTTACCTGAATATTGTAAGAAGTTTGCTGCAGAAAAGAAAGTATTTGCTGTATCGTTATTTGGCTTAAAGAAAGTATCTTTTAATTTTACTTCCGATGAAATTGTTCTAACTTCTAATACTGGACCCCATTGAAATGGACCAGCGATTGCTCCAATTGAACTCGCAACCGCAGGAACCGTGGTTGTCAAGTCAATTTCTGAAATATTTACGCCTGGACTAAGCTGAAAAGCCATTATTTTTCTCCTTAATTAATGGAAGATTATCTCTTTCGAATTTAGAATTCTTCACTTATTTATAAAATTATCATTCTCTAGAATTAGAATAACCAAGAATTGTCTGTATTTTCGCTTTCTTTTCCATCTGAAACCCAGAAAGAAAGAACTTCGCTCTCTTGTGTTTCTTCCATAAGACTTAAACGCAAGTCTGAATTAGTAATATCTTTAAAGAAAGGTTGATTTACAGCCCAAGAAAATAGAACAAGAGACATAACTAAATCGTCATGCTTTCCACTTTCAGCCGTCCATGTATTATTTTTATTAACGAAAGTGTAAAATTCCATTATGATTTTATCCGTGAAATTTACTAATTTATTCTCTTCAATTAGTGTTTTGAGTATATAAGAACCTAATCTTTTAACTTGTGAGGTCATCTCAACACCTAATTTGTAACTTTTACCAAAAGAATTTCTTAATTCTTGACCTTTTTTACCCTGTGAAGTTGTGAAAATGTTTTCGTATTCTAAATCATAGAAACAAGATTCTGCCACAGTTTGACCAACTGTGTTTCTTTCTATTAGCAAGAAAGCACCATTATATTTCTTTGCCATCTCAACAATTACATTTGACAAAAGTATTGGTCGGATATTATTATCTCGATAAGTGCAAACAATTTTATATGGATAAGTTGTGACGTCAATTACAATTCCAACAGAATAATCTTCTCCGACTCCTCTTGAAGAGTCAACAGTTATAACGTAATTGTGTCCTTCTTTCGGTTCTTCAAGAATCGTTTTAGTTTCATCTGCTCTAATAGGTTCTTCCCAAGTAAGAGTTTGAAGAACGTGACCTGCAATTAGAGTATTAGATGAACCTAAGAATTCGTTACCATATTCTTGTCTAAATCCATGTTCACCGAGTATTTCAAGCTGAGATATCTTCCAATTTTCATCTCTACCTGGAACCATATCCCAAGATATTTCGAATGGAGTAAAGTCGTTCTTTCGTTCTTTTGCATCCTTAAACAACTTATGGAAAAGATTTAATCCGTGTGGTGTGGAAGAAATTGCTATCTTAGTAGAGGCTCCGGAAGAGATAGTAGGAAATACAGACTTGAAAAATTCTACGTCATTATCTACGAATGCAAATTCATCAAGTAGCAGAAAATTTACTGAGTATCCTCTGATCCCATCAGAAGAAGTTGCTGCTGCGATAATTCTTGAATCATTACCAAATTCAATAGATCCTTTATTAAGAGTCTTTGTTCCAGGTTGTAAAAAGAAAGGAACTCTTTCTAATGCGGCAATAATTCTTGCTAAAATTTCTCTAGCAATAGGTGCTTTATTTGCAAGAATTGCGATTGTTTTATCTGGATTAAATAAGGCATACCACAAAATAAAAGCAGCAGTTGTTATTGTTTTTCCAGATTGTCGACTACTTAATATAATTGTTTTGTTATTTTCGTGTAATGATCTAATTAATTCTTTCTGATAACCACGCAATTTAAATTTAATGAATCCTTTATCTAGGGCATTAATCTCAACATAATTCTCAATAAAATATACTGGGTCTTGAGAACATTTAACATATTCTTTAATCTGATCTGGAGAATATTCTTCTTGTAATTCTGTTTTCTTTATCTTTGGGTTTAAATAATAATTCTTAATATCAGACATCTTCATTCCTATTACCCTTTAATAACTTCTGAAGTTCAGCAGTTGATGTCAAAAAAACATTATTATTTTGAGTATTATTAATTGTTTCGGCGACGGAATTCTTCTTTTCTTTCGCCGAAATGTCAGCCAAGTTTTTTGCAACATCGGCTGTTGTTTTAATAAGATTAGCAACTACCTCATATGCACGTGGTGATTCGGATGCTTTGGCAAAGTCCAGTAGATTATCCA